TTATGGACATATCCCGGCGGAATGCTTATTCGCTGGTGCATACATCCATTCAGCAGGTGTCAAACGACGCAAGGATGGCAACCTTTCAAGAAAACGCGGATATTCTGGAAGGCATTGAACAGGTGTCAACGCTGGACAGTCACACCACGGCAATCTGCATGGCATACAGCGGGCAGCAATGGGACATGGAATATAACCCGATCAACGGTTCGTCATTGCCATATAACGGCGGCTGCCCGCGTCATTACAATTGCCGGTCAGTCATTGTCCCGTTATTAATTCCTTTAAGTAAAATCGCCGGGGTGAAATTACCGGCAAAGCCGGAAGGGACACGCGCAAGCGATTTAGGACAGATCAAGGAAAGCACAACTTTTGACGCGTTTTTGAAACGGCATGATGACGCATACCTGAACGATATGTTGGGAAAGGGGCGGGCGGATATGTATCGCGCTGGGAAAATCACTTTACAGGATTTGGTCAGTGGGCAAGGCCGTGAACTGACCTTAACGGAGTTGAAAGCGAAATATAACTAAGCCCGCATTGCGGGGAAATAAGGGCAAAGCCCTCAACATACTCTAAAGGAGAAAATATCATGGATTTAAGTTTTATCACAGATGAGGCTTTAAGAGCCAAAATCGCGGAGGCGGTGACAGTGGCAATCGACGAGGCCACGGAAGGATTGAAGGCAAAGAACTCGGAACTGCTCGGAAAACTTAAAAAAGCGCAGAAGGGGGCGGACATTGATCCGGCTGAATATCAGCAACTGATAGAGGCAAACCAGAAACTGACCGATGACCTTAATGAGGCCAGAAAGACGTTGAAGAAAATGGAAACGGAAAACGGCAGTTTGAAAAAGAGTTACGAAAGCGAATCCTCTTTTGCCCGCCGGATGCTGATTGACAACAGCCTCAACGAATCAATGTTGAATGCGAAAGTGAAGCCCGAAATGATGGAAGCGGTCAAGGCGTTGCTCTCCGGTCAGGTCAATATCAAGGTTGATGGTGACAACAGAGTGGCGATGCTGGGTGAAAAGCCCTTGAATGACGCCGTATTAGAATGGGCGAAAAGCGACAAAGGTAAGCATTTCGTTGCCGCGCCGGAAAATCATGGCGGCGGCGCTAATGGCGGCAGCAATGGCAACGGAAGCGCAAAATTGATGGATAGGACAGCCTTTGAAGGATTGCCACCCGCAAAGCAGATGGCATTTATCAAAGACGGCGGCAAAGTGCAGTCGGTTCAATAAACAAATAAGGGTTTCTTCCGACAGTTAAGGACTGAAACGGACAACCCGCAAACTTAATTTAAAGGAGAAATCACAATGGCAAGTTCAGCAAATACATTAACAAATTTAATCCCGGATATGTATTCGGCTCTTGACGTAGTATCAAGGGAATTGGTCGGCATGATCCCGGCGGTCACCATTGACGCGCAGACATCAAAGGCGGCAATCGGCCAGACGGTTTATTCATTCGTTGCCCCGGCAGCAACAGCAGGCAATATCGCCCCGAATTACGTCATGCCCGATGACGGCCACCAGACCATCGGCAACGTGTCGCTGGGAATCACTAAAGCGCGGCGCGTTCCGATTCGCTGGCAGGGTGAAGAAAGTCTTCAGATGAACAACGGCGGATTTGGCGTCAAGACCATTATCCGCGACCAGTTCGCGCAGGCCATGAGAACATTGGTCAATGAGATTGAAAACGACCTTTGCGATCTGTATGTTTCCGCTTCCCGCGCGGCAATCCCGAATGATACCACGCTGTTCAAAACCAATCTGGCAGACGCAGCCAACGTCCGCAAAATCCTTGCCGACAACGGCGCTCCAATGGGCGATTTGCAGTTGGTTGTCGGCACCACCGAAGGCGCTGCATTGCGTACCTTGACACAGCTTTCCAAAGTCAACGAAGGCGGCGGCGATGCTCTGTTACGTCAAGGCGTTCTGCTTGACCTGTATGGAATGCAGGTTCGCGAATCCGCGCAGATAGCTTGCCCGGCTGTTGGGACGGAAGATGGCGGAACACTTGGAACGGATGATTATCCCATCGGCGCAACCACGCTGAAATTGGCCTCGGCTGGAAGCGGCACCATTCTGGCAGGCGATTTGATAACCATTGCCAACACCGGCGACACCACCACGCATTATGTCGTTAATACCGGCGACGCGGATATTAACAACGGCGGCAACATTGTTATTGCGGCTCCCGGATTACGCAAGGCCATTACCACGGATAACTGCGCTATTGCCGTTTACGCATCCAGCAACAGGAATCTGGCCTTCTCACGCAGCGCTATTGTGCTGGCAACCCGTATGCCCGCACTGCCCGCCGAAGGCGACATGGCAGCAGACAGACACATCATCACCGATCCGCGCAGCGGCCTTAGCTTCGAAGTGGCCATGTATAAGCAGTACCGTCAGGTACAGTTTGAAGTTTCCATCGCATGGGGCGTCAAATGCGTGAAACCGGAACACGTCGCAATTCTGGCAGCTTAATTTTTAACATGAGGCGGGAGTAAAATCCCGCCTCAACTAACAGGGGGCAGCAATGGCGGACACAGTAAAGATCAAAAGCAACAACCCGGCGCACCCGCAAGGCTTTTTCTGGCAGTTTGCGGACAAGGTGAAACCGGGCGATGTTATTTACACCGGCGAAGAACCAAAAACAGAACAGAAAGAAGAAACGCCGGAACCAAAGAAAAAGCGAGGTAAAAAATGAAGAAACTATTATTGGCCTTTGCGTTTATATTCCTGTTCGTTTTGTCAGTATGGGCATTGAACGCCGGGCATGATGAAACTTACATTCTTCCCGCCGGTGAGGTTTTGACTGTTGCCGCGCCTCCCGGTACAACCGGCCTTGCAGTACGGTTGTCAAGAACTCCCGGCGGCGGAGATGCCCAAAGCGTGACACCCATTGACGGGGCAAATCTGACCTTTGGACCTTACGCGCAAACAGAACGATTCAGCATTAGCGTGACAGCCGGGACGGTCACAGTAACAATGGCAAAAGAAAATCCGCTGGCGCTGCAAAACGCAACGGTAGATAATACCATTATCGGCGCGACCACAGCGGCAGCCGGAACATTCACGGACATCAGCGCCACCGGCTCAATCAAGGGGCTGAAAAGTGTTGTCAATGGCGCGGCCAATCTGACCATGACCACGGCACAGGTGGCCGGGACTGTCTGGAATAACACTGGGCAGGGCATTGCCGACGTTGAACACAGATTACCGGCAGCGGCCAACGGATTACATTTCCGGGCGGTCATTACCGAGAACAGCGCAAATTATGTCCGGTTTCTTACCGCTGAAAATGCGACAGAAATCGCTTTCAACGGAACATCGGGCAAAACCTATGTCGGCATTAACGCCCCGACCATTGGCGCAACGCTGGACATGATAAGCTTACAGGTTGCCTCAACGGGCATTTTAACCACCCCGGCATTGGCCATCGGTTCGACTAATACGGCGGTTGCATCAGGCGCATTTACATTCGACATCGCCGGAACCGGTTACGCGAAAGCGGCGGTTGCGGCAGGTACGGCACCCGGCGATGACGTTATCCCGGCGAACCTTACCGGCGCGGTTGCCTTTGACATTGGCGCGGATGGAACCATTGACGTTGTGGAAGCGACAAACAACGCCACAGGATATGCAACAGCAGCGCTTGCGGTTGCCGGTCTTGCGGCGGCAGAGGCAGCACATTTAAGAATGGGTTATGTGACCGCTTCAATGGCCAACGCTGAATTTACTTTCGGCACCACGGCATTAAACGCGGCCAATTCAACCGTGACATTTACATCAACAGCGCCTTACACAAGACCGTATAACTGGATTGCAACGGGCATTATAGGCGCGTGGGTAACTGATTAAGAGGTCATTATGAGCTTAATTGTTGAGGACGGGACAGGCTTATCAACGGCGGAAAGCTACATCAGTGTAGCAGACGCATCGACCTATCACAGCAACAGGGGCAACGCAGCATGGGCGGCGTTGTCCACTGATACCATCCGGGAACAGTATTTAAGAAAAGCCACGGATTACATGGTGGCCATGTACCGGAACAGTTGGCAGGGTTGCCGCGTTGACGACGATCAGGCGCTTGACTGGCCGCGTTCGGGTTGCGTTGTTGACGGCATATCCGTTGACGATGACATCGTGCCGACACCGATCAAGAACGCCTGCGCTGAACTGGCCTTAAAGGTTGCATCCGGCGATTTGTACGCGGATCAAGCGCGGGGAACCATATCAGAAACCGTGGGGCCGATTTCTGTCACCTATGACATCAATTCGCCACAGAGAGTACGCTATTCATTCGTTGAGGCCGTCATAGCGCCGTTTTTATCCGTAACAGGCAGCAACAGCGCCATGATGACATTGAAAAGGGTTTAAAATGGATTACACGCGATTGAGGTCAATGTCCAACCAGCAACTGAAAGACAAGGGGCTGGCTTGCACCATCACAAAGCAGACGGCGGGAACTTACAGCGTATCAACCGGCGTGGCCTCTGTATCGACCTCAACGCAATCCGCTTATGGCGCTCTGTTCGATTATGAGAACAAAAACATTGACGGAACTTTAGTCAAAAAAGGCGACAGGAAATTATTGTTATCGGCATTGAATACGGCAGGGGCAGTATTAACCGCGCCATCAGTCAATGACACCGTGACGGCCAACAGCGTGACTTATACCATCGTGGCCATCAGGCCGATTGCGCCGTCCGGCGTGGCGGTTGCTTATGATTGTCAGATAAGGGGCATCGGATGAGTTTTTCAAGCGACATTGAAAAGTTTGTCAAAAAGACCGGCGCGAATGCCGACAAGGTTGTCCGTGAAGTTGTTTTGGACATCGGCAAAAGCCTTGTCTATCGTACCCCGGTTGGCAATCCATTAAAATGGGAACATCCAGAAAAAGCGCCGAAAGGTTACGTTGGCGGCCATGCGCGGGGCAACTGGCAACATTCCGTGGGCAACAGGGTTATTGAAGAAATCGACTGCATTGATCCATCGGGGCAGAAATCCATTGACCGGATTGAACAAAGCATCCCACAAAGCGCCGCCGGGCTTGTCCATTATGTTCAGAACTCCGTGCCTTATATCAAGCGGCTGGAAGAAGGCCATAGCAAGCATCAAGCGCCTCATGGCATGGTGGCCTTAACAGAGGTTCAATTCAAGGATTATATGGCGCAACAATTGGCGGCGTTGAAATGAGTACAGGCTTAACATTAGTCAGGGCAGCATTGGAAACGGCATTGAACGCGATGACGCCCGCGCTGGCGACTGTCTGGCAAAATATGCCTTACACGCCTGTTGTCGGGACGGCTTATCAGGAAGTCTTTTTAATGCCAGCCACGCCCGCCAATCCGACTTTCGGAAATTCCTATTACCGGGAACAGGGCGTTATGCAAATCAACCTTTGTTACCCGATACAGACCGGCGCGGGGGCGGCGGAAGCAAGGGCGGAATTAATCAGGGCAACATTTAAGCGCGGTACATCGTTCACATCAGGGGCGGTCACCGTAATTATAGAAACCACGCCCGAAATCATGCAAGGGCGAGTAGAAGGCGACAATAACGAAACGTGGTGCGTTCCCGTCAGGGTTCGCTGGTTTGCCGGAATACAATAATTAAAAAGGAGAAAATATCATGGCATCAGTAGCATCAGCAATCAAAAAGAAATTAGTTATAGGCAAGCAATCAGCGAAGGGGACAATCGCAGACGCCGGCCTTGCCACAGCGCAGTATTTGCGCCGCGTGTCATCCACTTTGGACGTTAAAAAGGAAACCTATCAGAGCAACGAAAAGAACGCGAACCGGCAGATTATGGATTTCCGGCACGGCGTCAAATCCGTTGACGGCTCCATTTCCGGCGAACTTTCGCCCGGAACGTATAAATTATTCATGGCGTCGGTATTACGGAAAGACTTTGTGACCGGTATTTCAATGAACGTGGCCGCCGCAAACAACGTGGCCGCCGCTTCAACAACCGGGGCAGCCGGGACATTTACCCGCGATGACGTTGGAGGTTCGTTCATCACGGACGGTTTCAAGGTTGGCGATGTTGTCCGCTGGACGGGCTGGGATTCCCCGGCAACCGCAAACAACGACCATAATATGCTGATCACCGCATTGACGGCAACCGTTATGACCGTTGTCACGCTTGACGGCGTGGCTGTAGCGACAAAGGCGAAAGGCGATAACGTGGCCTGTTCTGTTGTCGGTATGAAGTCATGGGTGCCCGCAACGGCTCATACCGAAGATTGGTACACGATTGAACATTATTTCAGCGACCTTGATATTTCCGAAGTCTTTTATGATTGCAAGGTCGGCGGAATGTCCATCAAGCTGCCCGCAACCGGCATGGCAACCATCGACTTTAACATCATGGGGCTGAATTACAATCATCTGGATGCCGGTACTTCCCCGTACTTCACGGCGGTGGTGGCCGAAGGAACAAAGGGCGTTTTGGCAGCGGTCAACGGCGCAATTTATGTCAACGGTTCAGCGGTTGCGCTGATTACCGGAATGGACATCAACATTGCTGGTAATCTGTCAAGCAATCCGGTCATCGGGTCCAACACAAAGCCGGACATTTTTGACGGCAAGATTGTTGTTACCGGAAACATGACCGTCTATTTCAGCGACGCGACCATGCGTGATTATTTCATCAATGAAACCGAAGTGGCGGTCAACGCGGTATTCACCACCGGAAACGCATCCAACGCTGATTTCATCGCCATTTCCATGCCGCGCTGCAAAGTGGGCGGGGCAAGCAAGGATGACGGCGATTCCGGCATTGTAATGACCATGCCGTTTCAGGCGCTGTATGATACGGCGGGCGATGACGGAGTTACACTTACACAGGACACACTAGCAACGACAATCAGCATTCAAGACAGCTCATTGTCTTAATAATAATTAGGAGGCGGAGGCCATGAAAAAAGGAGTTATTGATTTAGCAAACATTGACACCATCAAGGGAGCGAATGAGGGCTTTGACGTTCAGATTTACCACCCGGCAACGAATGAGGACTTGGGAATCACGATCAACGTCATCGGCAAAGATTCAGATGAATTTCAGAAGATCACCCGCGAGCAGACGAAAAAGCGAATGCAGAAAGCGGCAAAGGGCGGTTTCCGAAACGTGACCATCCCGGTTGAGGAACTGGAAGAAGATTCTTTGAAACTGTTGGCGGCCTGTACGAAGGGTTGGAGTGGCGTTGTCGAAAACGGCAAGGCCGTTGAATGCACCAAAGAAAATGCAATGGCCATCTATGAGAAGTATCCGTGGATCAGGGAACAAGTTGACACGGCCATAGGTGACCGGGCAAATTTTATCAAGACCTGATTGCTGCGTTGCTCGAGTATGCCGGGCATGAGTTTTCGCTCAACGCCCGGCAGAAAGACGGCGCGACACTTCGGGACCACCTTGAGAGCGTTTATCGGCAGACGCGAATCATGCCGAAGGAACTTGAACCGAAAGATTTACCTTATGCAATCGACTATTTATGGGAATGGTTCATGGAATTACAGCGGGGGCGGCAATACGGAATGAGTGGGGCTTTGCCATTGTCTTACAGCGACATGAAAGCGTGGGCGGAACTGACCGGCAAGCAGCCGCAACATTGGGAAATAGACGTGCTTAAGCAAATTGATATTATTTATATCAACGAAAGTATGAAGAAAACATGAGTGACCTCGCAAGCCTTTATATCAAAGTTGATTCATCCGGTGTTGTCACGGCGTCAAAGGACCTCGATGCCTTTACCAAAAAGAGCAAGGACGCCGAGGGCGCGACGAAATCAATGGAAGATAAATTTCAGAAAATGAGCCTTGCGGCAAAGGCGGCTTATGCTGCCATAGGCGCGGCCATTGTCACGTTTGCCAAAGATTCAATACAGGCGTTCATGGAAGCTGAAAAAGCGCAAATGAAACTGCTTGTGGCCATGAAAAATCAAGGCGATTATTCCCGGCAGGCGGCGAAAGATTTACAGGATTACGCGGCGGCCTTGCAGAAAACAACGCAGTTTGAAAATGACCTTATCATCGCGCAAATGGGCACGTTGAAATCCTTTGGCATGACCAATGAAGAAATCAAGAGGTCAATCAGCGCGGCGGCTGATATGGCGTCCATGACCGGGCATTCCATCGAAAGCGTGTCTGACCTGTTGGGCAAGGCATACGCCGGGCAAACTCAAATGCTGACACGATACGGCATTGTCGTTGATGAAAACATCCCGAAATCAAAGAAATTTGAAGAAGTATTGAAGCAACTGGAACAGCGTTTCGGCGGGGCAGCGCAGGCGCAACTTCAAACCTATTCCGGGCAATGGATGTATTATAAAAACGTCATGTCAGATGTTGCGGAATTTATCGGTCACGGCCTTTTGAAAGCGCTGGAAGGATTAATGGTCATTGCGGGATTAGTGGCCACGGCGTTTATGTCGATGGGTTCTAAAATATTACAGGTGCTTGACTTCTTGATGACACCCATAAAAGGGCTGTTGATGTTGGTTGGCCTGGTTGCCGGTGCTGTTGGCGCAGACGGCTTGGCGTCTGCAATGGACTTGGCGGCAAATTCAATCAGCGCCGCCCGAGGCAGAATACTGGAAGCCAAAGAAGGCGTCATGGGTTGGACAAGCAAACAATACGAATTATTAAAGGCAACAGAAAAGACCTATGATGTTGTCGAAAAGATGGGCAAGGCTGGCAAGCGCACAACTTACAATCTTGACGGTAAAGAAACCGGCGGCGGCAAGACAACAAAGGCAACCGGCAGCAAAGCAACGGACGGAATTGACACGGTTGATTTATGGATCAAAGACGAAGCGCGGAAATGGGAAGAACTGGAAAAATACGAAGAACAATATAACAAAGACCGGATTGCGGCGCAGGCTGAATATTATCAGATGTCACGCGATTTAGGCATGACGGCGCAAGAGCAGATGATTGCCGACAGGGA